CCTAATGTAGATATCGACGTAGACTACGGCATTCCGCCCATGGATGATGGTGGTCCGCCTGTCGTCGAGCCCACCGGGCCGTCCGCTATTCTTGTGGTCGTCATGCTGATTTTAAGCTTATTTGGCGGCGCTGCCGGCGGTGTAATCTCCCAGTGGAATAAAATCACATCAGCCGAGTAAACAGAAATTAACCAAGCGAATAGAAAGGTTTACCATGAACTCGGACAGACTTACCATGAATTTCCAAATGGCGCTTACATCGTTACAATCTGGATTGAAAGTTTCCCGGGAGAAATGGAATGGCCCCGGGCAATACCTGAAACTTCAGGTTCCAGATTTGAATAGCAAGATGTCCCTTCCGTACATCTACATCCATACGGTGCAAGGAGACCTTGTTCCGTGGTTGGCCAGCCAAACAGACCTCCTGGAGTACGACTGGGTTGTAGTCGATTAGCACTGCTTTTGTTTTACGCTTACATCAACAAACAGAGAGGTTCCCCATGAGTTTGCTAGAGATTTCACTACTTTGTGTCGTTGTGATCGCCGGTGGTTACGCCGGGGTCAAGTTCCTCTTGAAAAAGGATACCGCGCGCGAAGAGCGCCGTCGTGGCGCTGCACAGCTTGCCCTAACGCTTTCCGGCATTGGTCTAAAGAAGACGCCCGAGTTCCTTGTATCATACTCCGTAGGCGACTACAGCGGTATGGCTCAGAACATCAAAGAACTCGTCAGCACGTTTGCCACTGGGGAAGTTGCAGTCTTAGCCGAGTTCTCCAAGGTGTTCGATGGACTGCTGGACGCTAAGCTGGGGACCGAGAGCGGTAGGTCCTTCATTGCTGCCAAGCTGTCTGACGCAGTGCAGGAGCGCGATGTTTCGGTTGTGCAAGATGCACCGATTGCTGGCGTCGTGCAGAAAGTCAAGGATCTAGTTAGCAAGGATCTCTCATTAACTAGGGCGATTACTCCCTAGGAGAATTGAACCCGCCGGGACATGCCGGCCGGAAGGCAACACCTTCTAGCCGGCTCCTGGCGGGGTATTTTAATCAGGGACCCAACCACCCTCGCTGGGAATATCCGGATGCCGGTATGATTAGCTCGCCTTCGGCCCCAGTGGGGTAATTTTAATTAGGAAACAGATATGACAGCAGCAGAAACGAAAACCCTCGCGTCTCTCCGAAGGGACCTGGCTAGCTACCATATTGAGATATGTGAGCATATCACTAGATGCGAGGCGTGCAGATCCGACGTAAGTAAGATCGTCGCAGAGATATACGGAGCACCGGGAAACAGAGACAAAAGCCCGGGGCTCGTTTGCGAAGTGGCTAAAATTCGCGGCAAGTGGCACTCGGCGGTTGTTGGCTTACGATGTATCTGGGCCGTACTCACCCTGGCAGTCAGCGCCGTCGTAGCTGTCGTGGTGCGTGGAATGTAGGGCGGTCCGGGCCGTTTACTCCCACGGCCTGGGCCACCCTCGGTGAGTCCAAGTAGAAAACTACCTACCACCTGTTCCTACTAGAAAACCCGCCCAGCTTACGCTGCGGCGGGTTTTTCGCGTATAATCGACAGGAGCCCCGTTAGAGGCCTCCAGGTCCAGGTGAATCTAAGTACGTAATCTCTTCAGGAACGTCCAGGTGGAAGCCGTGTGGACGATTTATATCGACTTAGGCGGCTCTTTGTCCGGTCTTTGTCCGGACAGATGCAGAAGTAGTCTTCATCGCCCAAATGACCACAATTTGCCTCGTGTATCCTTTCCCACAATTCGCCGTACGTAAACCCGCAAATCATTACATCATTGCGTATCCTGGCGCATGATGCGCAAGTCTTGGCGGTCCAGAGCGAGCCGTCGCTCTTCCCGGATGCGTATTCGTAGACATCTCCTGGCTTGATTTCGCAACCGCATTCGCAACAGGTGTGAAATTTTCTGGCGGTCATATTTTTTGCATTGTGAAATTCGTTGTACTCATCATAGTCGTCGTAGTCGTCGCATACGCAATTAAGCATAGTAATTAACTAACCTTTCTTTGCTTGATTCCTAATAGCCATTCGCGAACGGTCTCGGCCAATACTTCTAATCGAGAAAGCTCATTGAGATTTAGCTGCCTGTAGGTTCGCTTCTGAATGTTGCTGTTAGTATGACCCATCGTAAGATCGATCATGGTTTGATCGTAAATAGAGTCAACGATCGTGGCGTAGGTGTGCCTAAGAGACCCAAGACTAACGCCGCTGGTCCTCCGCCCCAATTTATCAAGTAGCTTGCTGAATTTCCTGATTATGTTTCTGGTGCTGGCGTATGGCAGGCCGAATTTCGTAAGCAATAATACATCAGTAGGTAATTTTGCTTGACCGTCTATCGGGTTCTGTAGCCTAGTGATTGCCTCAATCGTTTCTGGCCACAAAACAGCCTTGCGTTTCTGTCCGGTTTTCGTGCGCCTAAATTCGTGGTACGAGACATAGCCGTCCAGGCGGATGTGCTCGCCTGTTATTGCAATCGTATCGCTAGGATAAAACCCACAATTGATGCCAAGTAGGATAGCAACGCGCATCTCTGGACTCGCAACATCAAGCGCAGCAAGTATCGTTTCTCTATCCAAGAACCTGGAGGGACTGTTCTCTTCCTGTTGGATCTCTATCGAACGTAGCGGCGGAGCCTTGAATCGCGGCCCAAAAGAAACACGATCCACGATACTCATTCCCTCTGGACCGCCCCATTTGAATACGGTCTTAATTGCCGTCACGAGATTTTTCTGAGTCCGCAGACTGCGGCCCGATTTCTCGATACATTCCATTAGCTTGGAAAAATGAAGCGGTCCTATAGACTTTACGTAGCAACCCGATAATTTAGCGTCGTCCAGTACGTTGAAGGCTGCATGATAATCCGCCATAGTTTTGTCGGCCAATTTGCCGGAGGCAACGCGACTGCGCGCGTCTGCATAGTGCGCTTCAAATAGCTGTTGTACTGTTGTTTTCATGGGTCCTATTTCTCAGTGATCGATCTATACACTTCGGCGAACTTAAGCCCCCACGAGTCGCCATGTTCAAAGGCCTCTTCAATTGCAAGCACATGAGCCCACTCGTGGATTAGTGTGTCCACCTGCCCAGACCACTCCAGGTCTGAATTCACATAAATCGTATAATCCCCGATTGAATTCAGCCTAGTGGAGCCCTCGAATTTCTTGCACGGGCGGCGTATGACTGCCACTCTGCCTGGCACCGGAAAATTCCTCCGGAGCTTACGGATATATTCCTTCCATTTTTTTGTTCGTTTCAATGTGCCGCTCCCCGTAGCTCGGCACTGATCGTCATTAGAGAAACGCAACTATCCATGTGGTTGGAATTCCACGGCCTAGGCACAAGAATTGCGCGGCCTCCGGCGGCACGGAACTCGTTTACGTTCTTGTCGCTGTCGTCAATCAGTAGTGCCTCGGGTTTGGCACAAAAGTCTTTACGCGGGCTCATCATGTACTGCCTGTGCATCCATCGTGGCAACTTATCCTTAATCCACTCAAGCTTTCCGGCGAGACATCCCGGGTCCTCTGTCGGGGTAGTCAGGATGCAGACATTCTCTTTTCCAACAATTTGCACGCAGGCTTCAATCAACCAATCGCATTCGTCGGACTTAATCACGTTAGCCCAGAAGTGACGCTTAATCCGACTCCAGAAGAACTCCGGTGTCATGGGCGTGAATAGGTAACAGTCCCGCTTAGCCAAAAGGGCGTTGGCTGCACGCACAATATCGAACCCCCACTCCGGATCGTAGGTGAAGTCCGTATCGGAAATGACGCAGGTTAGGGCTTCCATTGTGAAATTATTGAGGACATCATCTAGGTCTAGGAATATCTGCTTGACCTTCATTTCAAGATTCTCCATGTGTGTAATCGGCATCTACCTGCACGTCAGTAGCCGCTTCAGCCGGGAATAATCGAACCCCCACTTACCTGCACGTCAGTAGCCGCTTCAGCCGGGAATATCCTGAGCGGAGGGTCGCCTTTATCAATGAGTGTTTCGTGAAGCAATCCAAAAGCGTTGAAGATGATTGCACAAAGCGCATCTTCCGCATCGATGACATGCCCGTCGCCTCTGTCCGTTACGATGTGTCCACGGTGCATCGTCCAGAAATCAATGAAGTGCCGAAACAGAGATTTGACATAAACCACGTCAGGTATTCCTTTCTGCCAGTTATCGCTGTCGCGAACATTACCGTCAGCTTGCGTTCGATGCGAGTGCATGTATTCTGCGTATCGCGTCAACGCAAGCGGGCTCAGGAAGCCATCAAAATCAAGTTTGCCATCGTCATTATCTCTCGTGGCTCCACTATCAAAAGCTCTCATTTCGTTACCTCTTTTGCGGTTTAGATAAAACGTAAACGCCATGGCCGTTAAATGTTATTGTTGTTTCTTTTTCTTAAATCTCGATTTGTGGTATTTTTCTCCCTTTCCGCACGGCATGATTTCATGGTACGGTATCCCGCCAAGGATTACGGCAGCGGCCAGGATCGGACGCTCTTTAATATGCCGGCCATAGGCGAATTGGTAGGCGTCAACGTCAATCCCGCAACCAACGTCAACAGAAAAGACACGCTGCAACGGATTGGCCCGCCACTTTACTCCAGCCCTCGAATGGCAGTGCCCCATGACAACTGGCATTAACATTTTGCCGGACACGTTCCAGGCTGGGTGAGTACCGCCTTGGGCAGTTCCGTGGAAGTAATACACACCGTCGATGATGTGTTCGTGCTTCCAATCCCACCCAGGAGTGTTCCATGTTTCCGCGTAGTTACGGATGAACCGAGACGGGATATTAACGGATTCAGCAAGACGAATTACGCGCTCGTCATGGTTGCCGATACACACTTTCGCACTCGGAAACCTTCTTTTCCATGACTGAATTTGCCTCTTGGCAAGCAGGAATTCGTCATCGGGACCGGGGCAATGCGGGTTGGCAGCGTGAAAGTTGATTGCCTGAAAGTCAACCACGTCTCCCATGAATATGACTTGATCGCATTCCCACGCATTGTATATATCCGTGCAGAACCGCATGTAGCCCGGGTGTGTGGCCGGTGCATGTATGTCACCTATCGCTAGAACTCTTGCCATGTAGTGCCTCCAATGTTTCTCTTGCCTTTTTAGCAAGATAGTAAAATGCTGGTTCCCTTACAACACACAATCGATCAAGCTCGCATACGTCATTCACAATTTCATACAGCGCAAGCGCTTCGTTTGCATGAAACACGAGTGGCGGGTCTTTCTTTACTTCGTCTAGCCGCTTCGGTTCATCCTGCGCGCTGAACATCATTGCCCCGCAAGTCGGGCACTTGTGCGCCCCCTTGCCACCCGGCCTCCGTGGTTGTAGGTAATAGAATCTCCGTACTGCCAAGACGGTACTCCGCGAGGCTTTCGCTGCAACTGCGATAGCATTTGAAGTAAGGCCAGATAGGAACATGCGGCGGATTTCATCTACCTTCGACGGTGGAGTCAAGTTGACTGCATCCATGGTTAGGCGTATACTCTTCACCGCCGAATCATCCACCCCGACAGCTAAGGCAATGTACTTGTCGGTTATACCGCCCGTGCAATGGTATCTAATCATGGCCTTGTGTCTTTTGTCGAGAAGTTTGCGAACCCTCTCTTCTTGTTCTATTGTAATCATTTGTCTTTCCGTGCTATCGTAAGTTCCACTCGTGGGCTTTTCTCATCGATACCGAATGTTGGTGACGTTCGCTTCATGTGCTCGTAATCATCATCTGGAACGAGCCCCGAATCTACGATCCCATCATACGCAGCCTTCAGGGCACCCATTGCGTTGTCCTGATCTCGCTTGCGATTCGTTGCGAAATAATACGCAACATGAACCTCCACCTTCTTCCATGGAGCCGTCTCGATACGCTCGTCATCAATAGCCTCCCTGGCCAATCGACGATATCGTTTCGTGGCGGAAGCTTTCATCATCCTACTACCGAAGCTGCCGATAGTGCAATTGGGCTGAAGCACCCTGGCCGGCAGCGGAAGGACAATGATAATTGACTCGTTCGTTTCTACCATCTCTACGGCTTGATACCCAGGCTCTTGAACCAACAAGGAAAGCAGACATTATATTCCTTGCACGCCTTGTACGGCAGCATTGCGTCGATCAGCGCCATTCTTTGCTCGTAAGAGTACGATTCATCCTTCACTAGGATCTGAATACCAACTAGCTCCGGTATGTTCCCTACTATAAGCGATTTTCCGCACACATCGCATGTCTTCATTTCGCTTCCCCTTCCTTAAATTTCAAGAAATTCTCGACAGTCCAGTAATTGAGTGTCCTCTTGTCGCGCCCGTCAAGCCCCCGTATAATCTCGCCCGCTTCAATTAAATCTTCTATGAGGTCGTTTCGCTGCCTTTTATTTGCCCATTGCGTTCTTCTTGTCAGCGTGGCTTTTGTGCAACCGCTTATTCCATACTGCCTGATGCAAGCCACTATCTTTCGCTTTTGTTGCTCGGTAATTCCAGATACAATTTCAGGCGCAAGAATTACACGGAAATCCTTCAGTAAATATCGGACCAGTCTGCATGAATAGTCAGCTATTGATTCAGAAATAACTGGATTTACAGAGTTTTCGCTGGCTGCAATTATCAGCGCAATTTTTCGCGCATTTTCTTCACTCTTAGCCCACAGTATTGCCATGTCCGGATATTTTTTCCCGCGCTCCGTTGATTCGTTATCGAATACTATGAATACTCTTTCAGCCTCTCTGGAGCTTTCTATTGTAGTCTGCTCTGGTGGGGCCTGCGTGTAATGGGAGGTTACAAATTGAGATACGCTACTGCCGTCAGTTGCACCCTGCCCGCGCAGGAACCATTCCCTGCACTGCTCACTAATACCATTTGGTACTGGCTTTTCTCTAATTTTGCGATTCTTAATTGGGTACAAATCCGAAAGGAACATCAAGCACCTACTGAGCCACCCATCCTGCATATCCATGGGCGAAATGCCATCAGACAGTCGTTCTGGCGTTGACATTCCGTATATGCAGCAGCAAGGCTGCACAATTACTCGTTGCTTATCCTTCTCTGCGTACTCTTTGCCAAGATAGATATTTCCAGCAGACGAGTACAGCTTCATAAGCAACGACACAATCTGTGCATGGTGAGGGCTCTTTCCTGATCTGATGTTTGCCAGCAGGTATCCTATTTCGTCCCACAAAAACAGCGTAGCTGGCTTGCGAGATATCTTGTCCTCTAATGCTGAATCAGATGCAACATCATCCCCACCGAGCAAATCCATGCAACCAGCGGCTTCGCATAGTCTGCGTATCTGATGCGGTGCATGAGCTTTCCCAGCGCTCGATCTCGCTACGCCCATTGCGTACAAGTTAGTTCTATTGCCAGTGGCATCTTTAATTTTGCGTCCATACAGAACGCCAAGAAAAGTCAGAGAACACGCAAGAGTAAGGAATGGCTGCGACCTTATCGAAGTAGAATTGATCCAGGAGCATATTTCACCAAGCAATCCTGTTGGCTGCACGAGAAACTGAAATTCATTGTCGTCAACGTGTTTTTCGTCTTTTTCGTCTGTTATCCAATAACCGAGGTTATTCCCCCCGCTAAACGGCTCTTCTGACTGTGCGGATTCGACGAACTCTTCTTGAATTTTCAGCATTTCCAAATTCGCATTGGCCGCCCGCTCCCTAAGCAACGCTGCAACATCAACTTTTACATTAGACGCATCCGGCATTGCGTAGTCTGGATCATCTACAATCCAGCCCACGGGCTTATCTCGTGGCGGGTTCCTTCTTGCCTCCGATATCTTCCTACGGAAGTCCTTCTCTTCGCTCTGAACCGACAGGTCCCATGGAGGACAGCAGCGTTGATTATACTCGCTGGCCAGTGTCGAGTATGCTTGTTCGTCGGAGAGCCGACAGCCATTGACCATACCCTGGGCAGCCCAGAACAACTTGTCGTGTCCGGCTTGCCCCTGGACGGCGGGATCGCATTCAGCAAGCCAGAGAGATGCTCGGCGAATCGTGTCATCATCGTGCGGCCGTGAAGTCGGCTGGACTGCTAGGGGCGGCTGCGCTTCTCGCGGTGTCTGCCTGGCTGGTCGCATATAATCCGGATACGCTGCTGTCTCTACTTCCCAGGGAGCGTGACCAGCATCCCAAGCATACACACCACCGTTAGGATGTATAGAGGGTGCCAGGACAACATAGTACCCATCGCCACGTAAATCAATCCCAGGACGAAAACTGTTGCGATTGGCGGGGGCATCGTCAGTTTTATAAAACGCATGGAAACCACCCCTCGGGGTATGCTGCTTAACGGTAATTGGTAGCTGTGGAAATTCCTTGAGCGATTCCAGGCCATTCGCATCACCGGACGCAGGCACATCAACATCAATGACGTAGATTCCGCTTTGTTTTCCGCACGCAACGCCGATGTTAGCGGTCGGCCACCTTTCCCACCATGCGCGAATCTGTGCTTCGTCTACCGTGGCATCCTTGACTCCGTGCGATGTAATCGGAGTTTTCTTGCCAGGAGCAAGCGGGAATACATGCCAGCCAAGCTCGGCATATTTCAGGGCGCATTCGCTAAGTTGGCTCATTTACCTAGTTCCTGATCTCGAATTCGTAATCTCGTAACCAGTAGGCCGGGAACGTTAGTAGCCTGCATATCCTAATTCCATCGCGATCCGGATGGCGCTTACATCGTTGCAATTGGAATACGTCGCCCAAAGGGTTTGGCTGATCCATCAATTCACAAGTTGCCTCTGTGTGAAATCTTGGTGACACTAGAATTATGGTTTTGTCAGTGCGCCTCTTGCTAAGGAAGTCCCTGAAGAGATCAGCCTTGATAATTCTGACGACTTCTGCGACGAACGGATTCTTAATCATTACTTTCCTCCAATATCGGTTGATTATACCCTACAACTTCAAGATACTTGCCATCGTGCTTAACTGTTATTGTCTTTGTCCATTCCAGAAGCGTTTGTGTCAGGAACATATCGCCCAGCGCGAAGTTTACAGTAATATCGCCTGGCTTCGTGGTCCCTGCCGCAGGAACCCTACGTCGCCACCAATGGAACGCGATGTTTCCCGCTGGCCCTGGGTGGTCGAGACAAATCCATTCACGAAAAGTAGATAGCCCGCATCGATATTGCACCTTCATGCTATCGGGCGAACCAGGCTTCTTGTGCCTGGATACCGCCACAGAATCTACCTTGTACGTTTCTGGCGTGGTAGATAGAATCGATTTCTTGGATGCCTTATCTCCGTGCATTCGACGATTACGCTCTACTGACTCAAGCCGCTCAATTTCTTGTTTGGGAATTTCCCATCCGCAAGCCGGGCACTTACGTACTGCGCGACTAAAGGACTCTCTGCATTCCATGCAAGTAGCCATAACAACCTTCTGTCCTGAGCCAAGCAAGTCAATTGGTCCGTGCTCTTCAATACATCCAGCGAAATCGAGGACAAGACAGTTCTCCTTTCCGGGGCTAATGCGAAGCCCACGACCTACCATTTGCGAGAAAAGGCCAGTAGAAAGTGTCGGGCGAAGTAGCACAATGCAATCTACGTGCGGGGCATCGAAGCCTTCAGTAAGCACATTTACGCAACATACTGCGTGCAGCCTATTAGCCTTGAAGTCTTTGATTATCCTGTCTCGATCTGACTTGCCAGTCATGCCGGTAATTGGCGGGGCAACGACTCCCCATGCCCCGAGTTCCCTGGAAACTTGAAGACAATGCTCTACATCGACACAGAAAAACACTGCGGATTTACGCTTTTCTGCCAACATAATACTGACTGATTCTTTTATTGCTCTCCGAATCAAATCCACTTTGTTCGTAGCTTTTGCCAGCGATTTTGTAATGTAGTCACCGCCACCATTTCGCCTTACGCTGTCCAGGTCTGGCTGGGCAGCGCTTACTTTTGATCGCAAGGCAGACAGCCAGCCCCGTTCGATTAAATCCGTCACTTTTGATTCGTAGCATATTTCATTCAGGATATGGTCTTTATGGCAGATTGGACCGCACCCCATACGAAATGGCGTAGCCGTCCAGCCCACCACCCTTATGTCTTTGTTGAATCGCCTGCACTCTTTAATGAACGTCCGATATTTCCCCTCGCCAGACGGCGGGATACGGTGCGCTTCGTCAACGAAAATGAAATCGAATGGAGGGAACTCGCCTGATTTCTTGAATATGGAATCAATAGACGCAAAGAGAATTTGCGAATCATAATCCCGCTGCCCTAGCCCGGCTGAAAAGATTCCGATTTTCCCCTCTGGATAGACAGCACGCAACTTCTCGAAATTCTGTTGCACCAACTCTTTTCTGTGCGCCAGAATACATCCGCGAATGTACGGCGCGTCTATATGCCACTTACGGATAATAGACGCCATCGACACGCTCTTTCCGCTGCCGGTCGGAAGCACGACGCACGGGTTCGTATCCTTGGCGCAAATGTACGCATGAAGCGCTTCTTCGCACTCAACTTGATATGGCCTTAGTTGGAAGCTCATGCTACCTTGACTTGAAAGTTCTCTGTTGAAGTGTCCAGCATCATGGGGATCATCCACACTAGATTCGGGATAACAAGTGGAAGCTTCCTGATATTAAAAACAGAAACCTTTTCGTCCGTAACGGTCTTGGCGTGCCACGGGTTACTGAAGCACTTATAGACTGTAACAACGAAGTCCTCGCCGTCCAGGATACCCGCAAACTCCCATTGGTGAAAATGATAGCCAGTCTCTTCGGAAAACTCGCGCTCCATTGCTGCGAATGGTATCTCGTCTTTTTCGACCTTCCCTCCCACTCCGTTCCACTGACCCCTTTGCCACGCAGGCCGTTTCTTTTCGATTAGCAGCACATTATTCCGGAACTTACTAAACATAAACCCAAGCACGTATCTCTTTGTTAAACTCAATCTGACACCTCAATGTTTTCGGGCAGGGCATGAAGCAACGCGAAGGTTTTCGCGTCCTCAAGACTGACAAACTTTTCCTGAATGAATGGAACTTCGTTGCTTATAGCATACCAATGCACGGCTTCGCAAAATTCGTGTCGCAGGATCGCGAAGGTTCGCTTATCGCATTCGTTTGCTGATAGCGTCACACCACTCCCTCTCTAATCTCGGCTTTCCTGTTGCTATACACAATGGCCATGCGGCCGGTATCGCCAAACTCAAACTCGACGGCCTGATACCCGAACCCGTCGCACTTCGCTATCGGAGTGAGCTTACTAATGTCTTCGCAGTATGTGTTCTTCCACGCTTCCGCTAGCTTGCTCGATTCTCCCCTCCAGACGATTCGAGAATCCTCTTCGGGATAGCGGGAGAGGATGTCGTCTGCACAGTGGCCTGTGGCCTCAGCATTAAACAGTCCCTTTGCTGATTCAAGGAACTTATTAACGAGCGCTGGAACGGGAAGAGTGTGAAGTTCGGTGGACGTGTAGCCGATTCCGCCGTGCATCCACTTACTTCCGTCGATATTTGTGAATTCAATGTAGTCATTTCCTGCCGGGTCCTTTCCGTAGTCGGATGGTTCCGCGAAGCTCAGCAGGCCAGGCAAGACCAGGTGATCGTCGCACGCTTTGTGCTGGTCTTCGATCGATAGGCCGCGAGCGTGCTTCTCGCATACCCACCTGGCGTTACCGTCCATAGTTGGCGTGGCATGGCAGCATTGACGACAGCTTATATCCGGCACCGGCAACGCCACGTCGCCAGTCCCCCAACACAGCGAATGAGCGGAGCAAAACTTGCATTCCCACCAGTCAGGGCGATCCGTCATCCTCTCGGGAGGTTCATTTGCGAAGATGATTCGCTTCGCTCGCTCCATGTATCCCTTCGCCTGAAACGATTCGTAGTATACTCGCTCAGGATATAGCTCATCAGTGTCCTTATTTTCCGCTAGGTACAAGGCCCTCTTCATTCCTGTCTTGTGCATGTAAGCTTGCATTTGCGCATAGTGGACTGGCTTAGACGCTTCGACGCCTTCTTTCTTGAGCTTCGCGAACGATTTGGCGTTGTGCGTCTTAAATTCGAGTACATGCCAGGTCTTTTCGGCACCCGGGATACCCAGGCCGCATCCGTCCATGTGGCCGGAGAAGTGCCCGCCTATATCGCTGACCTCAAATTGCTCGCCTGTCGCCGGGTCAACGTCGTGGACAGTGCAGCCGATGTCGCGGAGATTCTTAACCATTCGGATCTCTTCAAGGTCGCCTGTCTCGAAAAGGCGATAGATACGGCCAGGGAAGTCCTCTCTGCAACAGGCGCGAAAAGTGTACCACAGAAACCGATCGCACGGGTGTCCGATTATCGAGGCACCGAGGTATCCGCGATGCTCTTCCGCATCCCCGCGCTTCTTGTATACGGCATAGATAGCATCGGCTATCGGCGATGTTTTTGGCATGTACTGCGTGATATCTGTCATTTTTTTGGAATTTTGATTGTAACTGCAATTTTCTTGGGCTTGACATCTACGCACTTGGCGAGTTCAATGAAGATGTCTTGGCGATTCTCTTTGTACCACCTGTAGCCAGGTACATCTAGCTTGAAGGTTGTCTTGGCTTCGATTGGGATAGATTCTATTGGAACCGGGAATTCATCAACCAGCACCAGTTTCCTCAGAGCGTCAATGTCGGCATTGTAGATCAGCCCACGCTCTACGACAATCTTAGTTTTGTCTGCGAGTGTGATTGTTCGCTGGCCTTCTTCGCTACCTGGAATCAGCATTGCCAGCTTAGCTTCAACGGCAATACGATCGACCTTAGCGGCGGCCTCAGCTAGCTTGGCATTACTTAGCTGAGATGCTAGCCTTGTGATCTCATTAAACTCTTCTGGCGTCGGCGGTTTTGGTGTCATTGATTTCGACCTTTCTCCATTTCAAGAAATTTCTTAGCGCCACGATACACATTAGCAACTCGATCGCAATCATATCCAAACGGCCGAGACTTGCCCCAACTGTCACCCAGCACCCGGAGCCCGCAATCGCAAGCAAGAATCCACGCCGGCGCTTATGGCCAATTTGCCAGGCCCCCAATACAATCAATGCGCTTCCAATCCATCCCATGTAAGTCGCTTGTTAGTTCACGTTGAATGTTCGTATGGGTGCGAATAAGGTGGCTGTTGTTTTGCGGCTCGCTGATAGCTCAGCATCTCATTCTCGTATAGCCAGCTTGCCCACCGATAGCTACTGACGGTGTTGCAACAGCCTCCTTACTCGCATCCGTGCGAGTGAATCTCTATCGCTTCCAGGGCTCTACCGGCGGCGCTGCGTCGGCCTGTTGCTGGCCTGCCGCACCAGTGTGCTGCGCGGGAGCCTGCACTTGCACTGGTGCCTGGGAAGGCATTGGAGCAGTCTGCTGCGCCGGGGAAAGCTGGGGTGGTTGCGCATACTGCTGGACAGGGCTATTCACTACAGCGGTAGGCGGGGCAAACTGTTGCTGCGGC